AGGTGGTGAAATTGATACCGGTTCAGGCCGTGACTATGTGGTGACTTCTGGCAACTTCAACCGTGTGGATACGGGAGATGATCAAGACTACTCCGTTACGATTGGCAACAATAACCAAGTGGAACTCGGAGCAGGTAATGACTTTGCCAATATCTTTGGTAACTATAACCGTATCAATGCCGGTGCGGGTAACGATGTGGTGAAACTGATGGGTTACCATGCCGTGCTAAACGGTGGTGATGGAGATGATCACCTGATTGCAACGGCCATCTCTAAGTTCAGCCAGTTCAACGGTGGTGAAGGCCGTGATCTGATGGTACTTGGTGGTTATCAAAATACTTTCAAAGGTGGCACGGATGTGGACAGCTTTGTGGTGAGCGGTGATGTTATCGACAACCTTGTGGAAGACATTCGCAGCGAAGATAACATTGTCTTCAATGGTATCGATTGGCAGAAACTGTGGTTCGAGCGCAGCGGGTATGACCTGAAACTGTCGATTTTGCGTGATCCGTCTAACGACAGTGACCAATCGAAGTTTGAGCATATTGGTTCGGTGACATTCAGTGATTACTTTAATGGTAACCGCGCTCAAGTGGTTATCGGAATGAGTGAGAAAGACCTGTCGGGTGAACGTGAATACACCATGTTATCGGATAGTGCGATTGACGCTCTGGTTCAAGCGATGAGTGGTTTTGAACCGCAAGCGGGTGACAATGGCTTTATCGACAGCCTAGAGAGTAAATCTCAAGCTGCGATCAGCATGGCGTGGTCAGACGTGGTTCACAAAAAAGGATTGATGGTGTAATCGCGTAGCCCAAATTTAAGCAGCAAAAACAAGCTGCCAAAATATCCAAGAACTCCGCCTTAGTGTGGAGTTCTTTTTTAGCGAAGCAAACCTAAACACATTTGAAAGGTTGGTAACAGGTTTTCAAATCAAGGGATTACAGAAACACTTTGGTGCACACAATTGACGTAAGTACAGTGACAATGTCACTAATAATCATACTTAACATTGTCAAATGATAAATATGATTATTAGGTATTTTATGGTAAATACAGTTATGTTTAATGCTGGATTAAGAATAGGGAGCAGATTGGGGTTTGCGACCTCTTTTTATGCCTTAATTTAACATAACATACATAATACGCACTAAGGATGTGGAATAAAAACATCATACTTGCAGTAATACATGTTTGGGCAAAACGGGTT